TTGGATTTACTAAAGAAGATTTTGAATAATTGCAAAAATAAGGAGTTGATATGCCATTAGTTCTAACGGGTGCTACAAGTGGAAGCACTACCTTACAATCTACAGATGCTGTTACTAATACCTTAACATTACCTGCAAGTACAGGAACACTATTGACTACAACTGGTGATGGTTCAGGGTTGACAGGGATTCCTGCACCTGCTGCATTAACAACAGCATCTGGTTCAGCACCTAGCTACTCTGCAAGAGCTTGGGTAAACTTTGATGGTACTGGGACTCCAGCCGAAAGAGCTAGTGGGAATGTGTCTAGTATTACAGACCACTCAACAGGACTCTACTCGGTAAACTTTACTACAGCAATGTCTGATGTCAATTATACACTTGTTGGAATGTGTTCTAATACAAGTGATGCTTGGAGTACTGCACTAGCAGGAGCTACAAGAGGTATTACTGGAGTCCAGCAAACTGGAGATACTCAACCAACAACAAGTGCTTGTAAATTTGATACTCGGCATGGGGCAAATGCAACAGCTAATGGTGCAGCAGCTGATTTGAGTCAAGTGACAATAGCAGTCTTTAGATAAGGAAAACAAATGAATAAAAGAATAGTATATACAACAGATGAAGGGACAGTAGATGTAATAGCACCTACTGATGAATGTGGTTTAACCATAGAAGAGATTGCAGAGAAGGATGTACCTGCAGGTAAAGAATATCATATTGTAGATGTAGCAGATATACCATCAGATAGAACATTTAGGGATGCGTGGATATGGGAATAACAGTCAATATAAATAAAGCTAAAGACATTACGAAAGATAGACTTCGTGCTGAAAGAGAGCCTTTACTAGTAGAGCAAGATATAGCTTACATGAAGGCATTAGAATCTAATTCTGATACTACCGTTATTGTTGCAGAGAAACAGAGGTTACGAGATATAACAAATCAAGTAGATAGCATGACTACTGTAGTTGAACTAAAAGGAGCGACCATATAATGTCAGTTAATATAAATGGGTCAACTGGGGTAAGCCTAGTACAAGATGGCGTTATTGTTACTGCTGATATGGCATCAAGCGTACCTCTAGGTACAAAGAATAAAATCATAAATGGTAATCTAGGTATTAACCAACGAGCAGTCACAGGTTCTGTTGTACTAGGTGCTGGTATTTATGGACATGATAGATGGAAAGCGGGAGCTTCAGGATGTTCTTACACTTTTGCAACTACAGCAAATGTTACTACTATTACCATATCAGCTGGTTCATTACTACAAGTTATTGAAGGAGTAAACCTACAGTCTGGTACACATACCTTATCATGGACAGGTACAGCAACAGCTAAAATAGATGCAGGGTCTTATAGTGCATCAGGTGTTACTGGAACAGCTACTGGTGGAACTAATATGACTATTGATTTCTCAACAGGAACACTGTCTTTAGTACAACTAGAAGAAGGCTCTACAGCTACACCATTTGAACACAGACCTTATGGTCAAGAGTTAGCATTGTGCCAAAGGTATTATTGTAAGACATTAACAGGTAGTCTTTATGGGTTTTATGCTTCGGGTGGTGCTCTCTCTGCTACTTCCTTTAGAGCTGGATTCTCAATACCAGTACCGATGAGGGTAGCTGCAACTTTTACCTCCTCTGGCTCTTTCCGAGTTTACACTACAGCTGCTCACACCATAAGCGCCCTATCAGCATTTACCTATCTGGATGGTACCATGCTTGATGTCACTACTACAGGATTGATTGCAGGAGATGCAGGATACATCTCATCACTTGCTGATGCTGATGCTTACATTGCCTTTGACTCGGAACTTTAATAGGACATTATTATGTATAAACTAACAGAAAATTCAATAACAAGATTATTAGATGGTGCTTCTATTCCAATAGCTGAAGGTAATAGAGATTATCAAGAGTACCTAGAGTGGATAGCAGAAGGCAATGTACCAACTCCTGCTGATATTCCACCAGAACCAACATATCAAGAGCTACGAGCCGTTGCTTATCCATCAATCCCTGACCAACTAGACTTACTCTATCATGGTGGACTTATTGGTTGGAAAGAAGCTATTGATGTGGTTAAAACGAAATATCCAAAAGGAACTTAATGATAATGACTAAAACATTATTAATAATCTCTTTACTTTATACTTTTAGTTATACACAGGTATCAGCAGAAACAGACCTTCCTGACCTTATGGTCATGACAACAGACGATGGGACAGTAACGCTAACAGAGAAGGCTTGTTCGTTTCCAGTTCTACTTAACATGCCTTATGAAGTAATTGCTACAGAGAACGGTAATAGTCATACAGGTTGTTGGAATACTAGATTAGGGGATACACATGTCTATGTAGCTTTTCCTGATGATGTACAGAACCAAGTTATTCCTATGCCAAAAAAATGGTTTAGTGGTGTAGATGTGGAAGCTTTATAATGACAATTGAAGAGGAAGGTATTATGTGTAAATGTAAAGAATGTAAATACAAGCCTTGTACCTGTAATAAATAATTTTAAGGATAATAGATGTTTGGTATAACAGCATTTTCAGAAGACACCTATAGTTCATTAGGCTCTAGTACGTTTAGTGGCGTTGCATCTATATCTGGTGCTGCAACTGTAACCATTCTTACTACAGGACAGTCTGTTACTGGTGAAGCATCCATACTAGGTACAGGAACTTTAGTAGCAGTAAGTGCAGGTCAAATCATTGTAGGTAGTTCAAGTATAAGTGGCACAGCATTACTAGAAGTAATTACATTAGGTCAATTAGTAACAGGTAGTGCTACAGCAAGCGGAACAGCGAGTGTAACAGTTAATTCTAGTGGGCAATTAGTATTCGGTACTGCTGGCATTTCTGGAACAGCAACTATAGGAATACTAGCTGGGTTAGTTAATTCAGGTGAAGCAAGTATTACAGGTACTGCTAATTTACACGCTAATACTTCAGTAACTTGGTCAGGTGATGCCTCTATATTAGGAACAGGTAATTTAACATCTGACGGACACATTCAAGGTAATAATTGGACGGATGTTCCTGTAGGCTCTAACATTTGGTTGCGTATTGGGTAATATTAATAAACTTCAACAGGATAAATTATGAGTAGAGATAAGATAAGTGAATGGTCACCAACCGCAGGCTCTAATACGGATGTAGGTGGAATTAACATAAACGAAGGATGTCCCCCCGCCACAATTAATAACGCATTGCGTGAGATAATGGCTCAAGTTAAAGACCAGCAAGCAGGGACAGATGGTGATAACTTTGTAGTCGGTGGTAACTTATCCGTAACTGGTACAACTGCACTCACAGGAATACCTACTGGACCAACTGCTGCAGCATTAACTAACACTACCCAACTAGCTACAACAGCTTTTGTAACAACTGCTAATGCTACACTGGGCACAATGTCTACACAGGCAGCTAGTGCTGTCGCAATAACTGGTGGAACGATTACAGGCACAACTATTAATGCAGTAGCTCCAGGAACTAATGCAACAGGTGTAAAAACTATATCTAGTTCTGCACCATCTGGTGGAGCTGACGGCGACATCTGGTATCAAATTTAATGGGGTTACATGTAAAGAATAGTGGCTCATGGGTTATTCCAGAGAGTGTATACGCCAAAAATTCTGGTACATGGAAGCAAGCTAATCAAGTATGGATAAAGCAAGGTGGTACATGGTATCAAATGCTTACCTCTTTAGAGATAACTGCTAACGCAACTAACTATAACTTATACACTGCTTTAGGAAGCCCTATTACGCCAATCACAGCGACAGTAGAGATTGTTTCAGGGGTAACGCTATCAAGCACAGGAACAGGAGTTCCTGCATTATCAATATCAGGATTTCCTATTGGCTCTGTTATCTATTTAGTAAACAATGGGACGATTGTTGGAGCTGGTGGAGCAGGTGGTGCTAGAGTCGCTGGTTCTGGTAGATTGGGAGCATCAAAACCAGGTCTAGGTGGTGGAACATCTATCTACACAAGAAATACACTCAACCTCACTAATAACGGAACAATTGCAGGTGGTGGAGGCGGTGGTGGTAGTGGCGGAAGAACTAATCGTAGCGGTCAAGCATATGATGATTACACTGGAAACGGTGGTGGAGGTGCTGGAAACATTGTCGGTGTAGGTGGTTACCTTGCAGGTGGAGGTCCATCGGCAGCTAATGGAACGGCAACTACAGGAGGTGCAGGTAATATCTACTGGTCTAATCCTGGCTCTAGTGAGCAACAAGGTGGCTCTGTAGGTGGTACAGGTGGTAATTTAGGTGCAGCAGGAGCTAGAGGATTACCTAACCCAGATTACGATGGAACTAATATTGGTGGCACAGCAGGGAAAGCTATAGACGGTATATCTTATACAACAAAAACAGTAACTGGAACAATTCTTGGACTAGAGGTTAATTAATGCCAACACAAAGATTACAATTTACCGAGTGGCTACCAGACCAACCAGACAATTCAGGTGCATTAAATGATGCGTTAAATGTTATTCCTGTGTCAATAGGATACCAACCATTTCCTAATGTAGTGGACTTTAGTGGTGCAGCATCAGAAGATTTAAATGCTGTGTTTGTCGCAAAATGGGATACAGAGGTTGTCTTGTTTGCTGGTGGAGATACTAAATTATTTAAGTTTAATTCAACCACAGAAGCATTAGAAGATAAATCTAAAGTAGGTGGTTATTCTAGTGTATTCCATTGGAAATTTACACAATTCGGTAAGACCGTCCTAGCATGTAATGGTACAGAAATAATACAATACTGGACTATAGGTACATCTACTATATGGGCAGATTTAGCAACAGCTCCCACCCCAAAACAAATAACAGTCGTAAGAGATTTTGTAGTAACAGGAAGTTTATCAACAGGTGCTCTAGGAAGGTCTACAGTACAGTGGAGTGACATCAATGATGAAACAGACTGGACACCAGGAACAACATCACAATCAGATAGTCAAGTTATGGCTGATGGTGGTAATCTAGTAGGTATTACTGGGGGAGAATTTGGACTTATCTTTTTAGAAAAATCTATCTCTCGCATGTCTTATGTTGGCTCACCTTTATTCTTCCAATTTGATAACATATCAAGAGGGTTAGGTTGCTTAACTGGTAACTCTATATGTCAGTATAATCAAGTGTCGTTCTTTTTAAGTGATGATGGATTCTACTCTTGTGATGGCAACCAAGTCACCCCCATTGGAAATGAAAAGGTTGATAGATGGTTTTTTGCAGATGTTGACCTAACATTAATCAGCAGCATGAGTGCCTCTATAAACCCAACCGCTAACATAGCCATTTGGAACTATGCAAACGTAGGTGGTGGCAGAAGTATGCTTATCTATAATTGGACACTAGGCAAATGGTCAAGGGTGGAAACTACAGCAACTATTCTAGGCAATATAGCGACCGTAGGGACGACTTTAGAAGGTATGGGTACACTAGGATACACCGACATAGATATCTTGCCAGCATCGCTTGATGCAAGGCTATGGGTAGGTGGTAAGTTCTTATTTGCTGGAGCTACAGGAACTAAAATATCAACATTTACAGGCTCAACCTATAACTCGGAACTAGTAACGACAGATGTTGAAGCTGGTTATAATTCAGTGGTTAATTTGATAAGACCACAAATAGATAATGGTAGTGCAGACATTGCAGTTGCTAGTCGCAGAGAATTAGATGATTCTATTATCTTTGGAGATACGGTATCTACTACTTCAGAAGGTAGAGCTAATATCAGAACTGGTGGTAGGTATCACAGGGTATCCGTTAAACCTACAGGAAGCTGGACAACAGCTATGGCAATAGACGTAGACTTCAAACCACAAGGAAACCGCTAATAATAATGAAATATAATAAGTATAATCAAAGTCAAATTTACGGTAAGCCAGCTTTAAACAGTTATGGGTATCTTGTAATGTGGAACAGAGAAACTAATAAAACAGAGCAAATGAGTAGAGTAATCTACGAAGAATTAAAAGGTACTATACCTAAAGATTTAAAGATTGACCATATTAATAATAAGAAAACCGATAATAGGATAGAAAATTTACAAGCTATAACTAATGCTTGTAATAGTCAAAGAAATAAAAGAGGAGCTGTGAATAAAGTAAAAGGTTATAAAATAAGACCATATCGAGCTAGAAGAAAATTTAATTATAAGGAAAAACATCTAGGATATTTTGGAACTATTGGTGGAGCAATTATGGCGACCAATATGATGTTTATTGAAGGAGAGACATAATCTATAGAACTTTACCATATCAGGGTGGAGAGCCACGAGCTGTAGCAGAAGTGGTAAACAATAGCATGAATGGAAAGACTAATAACGTAGGCACAGTAACACTAACAGACTCTACTACTACTACAACACTTACCGATGAAAGACTAGGTTTTGATAGTGTACTTTTATTATCACCGCTTACGGCAAATGCTGCAGCACAGACACCTTATGTTTCTACTAAAGCAAAGGGTAGTGCGGTGATTACACATACCAGCGTTGTATCTACAGACCTAGATTTTGATTATATTATCGTAGGATAAGTGATAAAATATAGCTTTACCTTGCAGAC